CCTATGTCTCCAATATCGCAAAATAGCTGGTCTAGCTTCTCGTTCTCTTCCTCATATACCGCACGTAGCGCGTTACGATGAGCAAGGCAGGCCCCTTTGAAAATAAGCTCCTGTTCTTCTAGCAGCTCGTTCTCGCGAGTAAAGTCAAGCGCCTTACGATTAATCAGTTCGCGGATAATCCGCTCCTGTTCAGCGGCGGATTCGCTATTTTTGTATTCCTCTGCCAGCTCGGCCGTCACCCATATCAACTCACGAGGTTCGCTATCCATCTCTCTTCTCCCAATTTATCCAGCGATTAACCGTCGCCGTTGCGGTATGGTGATAATATAGCCCCGCCTGACCCATTGGTACAATCGAAGTTTCTTATTGGGGTATAAGCCTTACTCATACCCCACCCCCTTGAAGAACTCATCTGCCACGTCCTTCTTATCCGCCAGGGAGGCCAGCACCTTCTCGTCCACTGTCCCGGGGGCTACCATGTCCAGCACCAGCACCTTGCGCTTGCCGGCCACGGAGGCGCGCTCCTCGCTCTGCCAGCGGGTCTCGGCACTGAACTCCGTGCTGTAGTAGATCATCGTATCGGCGGCGAACAGGGGGAGACCGGTGCCGCCTGACTTGGGGTTGCCGACGAAGTAGCGGCATGTGGGGTCGTTTTGGAAGTGGTGCTTGGCGGACTCCCTGGCGTCATCCCTCACGTCTCCGTGATAGGCAACCACTGCTTCACGCCCGTACTTCTCTACCAGGGCGGCCTCAAGCTCGCGTAGTTCGGGCTTGAAGCGGCTCCACAGGATGACCTTGCCGTCGATGTCCTCAAGGCGGTCCAGCAGGGTCTTGAGACGGTTGGATTCCACCGCATGCACCTTTCCATCTTCGTCCGGTATGTGGCCGCCGAGTATCTGCTGCAGGCGCAGTGTTTTTACCATGGCATTGGCCGCGCGGGCTTTATCACCGCCTTGTAACATCGCCACGATTTGCTCGTCGAATGACAGGTGGGATAGCTCCTGCGGTGACCCAAGCTCTGCCACCGCGTCGCGTAGCATCTCCCGGTACACGCGCTTCTGCTCTGGGGCCAGTTCCACTTCGATACGCTGGCGTACGATGGCCGGCATATCCTCACAATCCTCCCGCCGTACCACGATGGAGTGCGGTAGCAGGCGGTTGCGGATGTCTTTAAGGTCGTTCCACCCGGTGATGGTTTCAAAGTAGTCCCGTCCTGGTCGCAGACCTGCCGGGCGCACATCCGCTGCGGTTAGGATGGATGGGACGTTGCGCCCGGTGCGCTCCTGCCAGGCGCGTAGCTTGTGGTGACCGCTACGGGTAAGCGTCAGGTCCGTTTGGGCCACGCTGGCACGGAAGGTGGTGAAGGTGGTGAAGCCAAGGATCTCCGGGTCGAGGAACTTGAACTGGGTGTACAGGTCAAGGGGGCTCTCGGTGATGCTGGTCCCGGTCATGATGCGGCGATACGGGGCATAGGTGGCGGCCCCCAGTAGGACCTTCGTGCGGCGGGCATTGTGGTCCTTGATGCGGTGTGACTCGTCCAGTACCAGCATGCAACGAAAGCTGGTCAGTAGGCGCTTGAGCTCTTCCTTGGGGCGATCATGCACTACGGCTTCATAGTTCATGGTGGCGTAGCGTAGACCGGTACGGTTGTGATCGAACAAGGCCTCCCACCGTTCCGTATCGGCCTTGCGCCCATTGCTTACCCAGTAGGCCGACAATGGCTGCACCTCATCAGGGCAGTGCGCGGGGATCTCGGTCGTCACCCAATTACGATGTACGCCGTTGGGGGCAACCACCACCACGCAGTCTATCTTCCCGTTTCCGTACAGGTGCGTTCCAGTGTCTATGATGACCTTGGTCTTGCCGGTGCGCATAGACATCAGGAGGGCGAAGACCTCAAGATGGGAGCTGCGCTCTAAGGCAATGCCCTGGTGCTTGTATGGTTTGGTCTTAAAAAGGAACATGCAAGCGCCCCGATGCAGTGGAGCGCTTTAGCCTTGCCTCGTCAATCTCCGCTACGCGCGTCTTAGCAGCTTCAATATACATCTGATACCCCGCGCTGATATCGACAGGGACGCCGTTGATCCTGTCTATCGTTACAGGATGATAGTCGTCTATACCAGACTTCGATACCATCCAGCAGCTACCAGGACCGTCCCAGCACTCGAACGTGACTGTGCGCTTAGTTCCGGGGCACTTTGACACGCGCAGCTTATCCCCTTTCTTAACGACCGCCTTAGCGTGTTGCAAAGCGGCTAGGCAGCGAGCTTGGTTCTCTACGCGTTCCTCGTAGGTTAGCATGATGGTTCTCCTTTATTCACTATTTATGGCGCCAGCTCGGTTCGCCGTTGGTATCAAAGCGGGGCGGGGTATTACATCCGCCATACGGCGTGCTGGCATGGTTGATTATAGCGTATGGTTTGTGTCTTGGTAAACGCCCATTTATATCTATAGGAAAATTATACAGATATTTTTTCGTGGCTGGTATTTGAAGCCACGTTGGCCTCCATGATTATTAGTACTTGCTCTAGGTAGGTGCATACTAATACGCGTAACTACTTATTTTTATAAGTAGTTATTAGATTATTAGTAAAATGGATAGATAATAGGAAAAAGTAACGAATTAGTAACTTTATATTTTTCCTATAGGTATAAGGGAGCCAAGTAGCCCCAGTAGACCACGTTACTGCTACCATAGTCTTGACTATTTGCGTAGTGATGCTTTACTCACAGGTAGGCGCCCTTGGCACAATCCGCTGTCATGAGCACCATAAATACTGTAGCTAGGTAAAATACTACCCCTAACCTAGTATTTTTACGGATAGCAAAGGAGGCTCGAATGGGCGATGATAAATGCATGCGCGTGGAAAGGACTGACGAGATCGATGCAGAAGCGGGAAGTGCTGGCGGTAGCGGAGGACGTTGTGGTGGCGGTAGTCTGCGCCGCGCTGATAGCGTTCTTTCTATCCGCGAGCGGGATATTCTAGGCCACACAGCTAACGGCATGAGCGCCGGTGATGTTGCAGACTACATGCGCATCAGCAAGCGCACGGTCGAGGCACACCTTGTAAGCGTCAGGGATAAACTAACCGCCAGGAACACAGCTAACGCCATCGCTATAGCGCTACGGCGCGGGATAATCACAAGCCTATCCCTTGCTATTATGTCACACGCTATGATCGGGCAAAGCGTAGTAAGGGTGCGTAGACCGAACAGGGCTGCTACCGCTAGGGTGGCTATGCAGCGCCTACCACGGAGGGACACTGGCGCTGAGTTTGCCTAGTCACGCAGCTCTTCAAATCGCTTATTCGCCGTATCGATTTCAAGACCACGCTGCTCGTATTTTGTAGCGAGGTCTCTGATCGTGTCCCCCTCTATCAAGTCATGGCGTTGAATCGGTAGCAGTAATCCCTGGTCTATCCGCGTCGCCGGCTCGCAGCATCCCGCCAAGGCCAGCATCATCGAGACGGATATCAAGGCACCTGGCCTTGTCCTCTGCGGTGCTAATTTCTTCGATCCTGTCACGATAGACAACCTCCCGCTTTGTACGCCACTTTATTACCTCTTTCACTGAATCCTTTTGCTTCTCAGCGGCCACCGCCATAGACTCAGCGTAAGCGGCTGTTACAGCGTTTGCTCCGGCTTTATAGCCTATGTCGTAGGTAGCCCACACAGCGCCAACAACGGACGCTACAATGGCCGCTAGCACGTATTGATTAAGCAATCTTCTTCCCCTTTATCGACGCAGCCAGGCTAGGGAATTTCCATGCAATAACACTAAGTGATATGTAGTGCATAAAGTTGGATGCTGGCCCGGCTACAACTCCGAACATCGCCCAATAATAATCAGGGGTCCATTGCGTGCCAACCATCATAAAGCCACAAAAAGCGGCAGCACAGCCAACAACAAAAGAAGTTCCAGCTATAAAACGCAGCTTCCTGGTTTTTGGCATGTAGATAAAAAAGACACGCTTCGCAGTTTCCGTTATTGCAGATGTAATGATTATGATGAATGCAAGGGCCTTCCATTGCTCGATGGTCAGGGCGTGCATAATCAGTGTTGTGACGTCTTGTTCACCGCCAGTCATCATTTTCTCCCGTCATGCTCCATGCTATAGTGATTACCGTCATTGAACCGGCCACCCCAAACGCATAGCGGGCTCAGTGACTCCCAGAACTCGCCGAGCGGCCTGTGTTCCTCCGTCGTATCAAGATAGTTACCGTCCTTGAACAGGTTGAAATCCACGGCAAGCCGTATCTTGTGGTTTGACCATTCCTCCCCGTACCCTCTCTTTTCACCCGCGCTACCGAACACGCGCGGGTCCCTGTAGGCGTCGCCAAACGACAGCTCATATCCTTGCTCATAGGCGTACTTTATAAGCAATGACACGTGGTGCGTGAATAGTCTTTGTTTCTGCCCAAGTGTCATTTAGGCCAGCTCCCGTGATTAATAAGATACCAAATAGCGGCGACGGCAGCAGCAGTTACGGTGAACCACCGTACAATCTTTGACACCATCTGAACCGTGCGAACGAACCCTTTTGTATTGTTCCAGGCGACGATAATTTCAGCCATGTTTGCTTGCTTTAGCGTCAATTCGTCAAGTCGTTCAACAACAGTGTTGAGTAGCTCTCTTATATCCTCTCCGTTGTTATCTTCAGCACCCATCGACCGTTCCTTTTCTTTACATTAATGATAGTACTGATACAAGCAGCACCGGGTACGCCATATCAAAAATTGAGTCTTTACGCCATTTCCATGGGAAGTATGAATCGTTGCTTCTGCCTGACGCGCATCATTCTTGTGCCTGCTCCCTGAAGTACCACGCATACGCCTTTGCAAGGACGCCAAGAAACTCAGCGCTACAGCAATAGCGCAGTGAGCTACTTTATCGTATGGGTTTTTCGTGAAATCAACCACCGATATCTACCAACACGTCAGCGGTAGTTTTTACAGTCCCATCAGGCATCGGATGTGATACTGTTAAATTAGATCTATCGATTACGATACGGTGCGGAATCGACTGAATCACGGCACCATCACGCTCTATCACATGCGCGTATTTCACATGCTCAACAGCTACTGGATTACCTGCCGCGTCTGTGGCGTAGGCTTTTTCGTATTGCATTAGTTGCATTCTTTCAATAAGTGCCATGATTGAACCCTTAACTTGTAAAATACGTTATGTCGATATATATGTCAGCTTGGTCATCTGTGAATTGATTAATAAGAGAATAAGAGAAATTAACGCTTCCGTTGTTATAGTCCTCTCTCAGTCTAATATAGTCAGTATTATCTGTAATAGATGATTTTATACCGACACATCCTGCGCCCTGAGTAGCACGAGATACCCCTAGATGGCCCAGGTTAAACTGGAACGTAGATAAGTCTGCGGCCATAAAGGGTATCCCCAGTATATATAACTCATTCGTCCCGGTCAGCGGAGTTGTATCTATGTCAGCGATCCTTACAAGTATGCGCACTTGATTACCAATCTTGGTGTACGTCCCAGCCCCCGTTGTAGATGTATTACCACCAGTTGCGGCATCGGCAACAGTTGCCGTCCAAGTTCCCTCCTCATAATCATCTAACGTATTTACGTCAGCGCTTGGGTTCTGGGTTGCTGGGAAGGCTATTTGACCCTGCGAAACGGAAAGCGTCGTGAATGCCCCTGTGCTTGGCGTCGTTCCGCCTATAGCACCAGGCGACGCCTTGTCGAGAATCGGAGATATGAAGCCCAGCGTCGCACGCGCTGTGGCGGCATCGGCATCATCAATTAATGAGCGACCAAACGATGTGATCGCTGTCTCTGCCCATGTGTCCAGTGCAGTTGTGTATGCAAGCCTATCTGCAACGGTGCCGAGTGATGATAAGCTCTGAAGCGTTGCGTCATAAGCCTGAACATCAGTACCTATAGCAACGCCCAGCGTCGCCCGCTGCGTCGCCGCATCCGCGTCATCAAGCAGGGCCCGCCCAGCGGCGGTAAGCGGTGCCTCTGAAAACGTATCCGTCGCCGAAGCGTACAAGAATGTATCCGCTGTAATGCCGGTGCGTCCACTACCGCCGTGAGCGGTGCCCAGGGTGTCCCCCGTTTCCGCCTCCTGCAGTGCATCGGTCTTGGTCGAATCGCCGCCATTTGGAACGCGCTTGATGAATAGTACATCTGCCATCAGGATACCCTCTTCCAAAGAAACACTAATCCAGGCGCGCTACTCTTCGTATCCCCCTGATTACGCCATGTTCCGACGGTCGCGCTTGTTATGTCTGTATACGGTTTCGTTTCTCCAAACGATACGGTAGTATCCACACCGGTATATTCACTATAGATGTAACTACCGATGTCCTGCAGGCCAAGGGAGGCTATCTCACTTCCAATAAGGCCAGTGGCCAGTGCAGCGGCCTGCAGCTTTGGTGCGCTAGCGTCCGTTCCTGCAAACGCCGTGAGCAGGTTGTTCGTCCACGCATCCGCCAGGGTCGTGGTGATTGGTTGCCCTGATGCAATATCCGCAGCGGCTACTTCAACCCATGCCATCCGTTATTCCTCCAGAACCTTGAACATTATCAAGCGCGGCGCAGAGCACGATATTCGGTATCGGTTATCCACGCTCATCGCATCAAACCTGCCCTTGTCTACCTCATCACTAATCCCCTTCAGGTCGACGATACCGTTGTAGTACTGGCATTCTTTGCACCGGCCAATTAGCACGTCCTTCGCCACCATCGCACAGTAGGTCGCTGTTATCTTCGGGATCTGAACATCGTCTGCGGTTTCAATCATCATATTATTAAATATCCCTGTGTTCCATCGGCCATATAGCCGAGTGAGTTGCAGATATAGGCGCCATAGGTTCTTTCTTGGTCAGTGGCACTTGCGTATGGATTCGCCGTTGCGTCCATTATAAACGCATAGCGCTGACCTTGAAATACTGACTCAGTGGCAAGGTACTTATACATCCCGGCTTTGTCCTCGCTAACCTCAAGAACCTGCATACGCACCTGTTTAGGTGAGCCGTCAGCGTCTTGAAGTGAATCGCTGCTGACAATGAACTCATCCCCTGTCCATAGCCCCGCGTCTTTTGCATCAAGACTGAACTTGAAATTCAATTCACCGTCGCGCTTTCTGGCGATACTTCGATAGGCGATGGCACCTGCATGGCTGCCAGATGTGACGAAATCGCAGTAAATTTGCTTTGCTCTTACCCGCGACCACTCGTCGCTAGACTCCGCGGCAGAGTCGGCGGATACGGTAAGGCCCGCCATGTTGTCGGCGTCGTCATCCCCCGTAGCGTCAATCTTGTCGTGGTAAACCCACACCTGTGTGATCTGGTCCTTCAGCGTCCTGTCAGCATTAAGGCTATCCTTCAGGAAATTGTAAGTATCGTCATACGTCGACAGTTCTGAAATATCCTGTCGCGGAGCGATAGCCCGCAGCTCTATCTTCTGTGTGCGCTCATCCCACCACACATATATAGTTCCTTGCTCCTGCATTCGCTCGACAATATCCTTTACTTTTTCCGGCTCGCTTATCGTTCCGTTGAGGTTGACGAGGCCGAGCCACTTAGCGGCTTCGGCATCCCACGCCGTTGTATTGATATAGCTGTCTATCCCGGCATAGGTGAACATGGTAGTTAGCGCGGAATCGATACCTGTATTGTTGAACACGATGCAATATTGCACTGAATCCCCAGCAGCGTGCGCCGCCGCCGTTGTCCCCGCCACGCCCCTGGTCGCACTTTCTACCTGCCCCGCTGCCACGGTCCCGTCAATCAGCTCGGAGCCGATACGGATGCGGATAGACTCGCCAATGTCAAAGCCAGGCGCCGCAAGTTGAATGTCGGATACGGTCGAGTCGGTCAGGTAGAACGGTACAGCGAAAGCACCCGTTAACGTTATGTATGACGATGATCCATCAGCAAGGTAGAACGGTACGGTTCCGGCAAGGTGCGCGATATACGACTTACTACCATCAGAAAGCAATAGCGGTATCTGTGCATCCCCCGTGACGTCTATCGGAATCGTCGTATCCGATGCGGTAATGGCGCTGCCAAGCGTCACCTTGCTAGGCGATGGCGCAACCGCATCGTCAAGGGCTTTCAGGATATCATTAGATTTTATTGTGTATTTACCGTTTTTATCAGGTCCTGCTATGCGCTCAATACGGTATTCGCGCTCTTGGAAGTTTGCGACGTTGTAGCCATCGCCAAGGTAACCGCTATACAGCCGGATGGGTCTACCTGCGTAGTACTTATTGCGGGCAAGAAACTTGCCCATGAACGTTCCCTGCGTCGATGGGTCATAGGTGCGTGTATCAACATACGGGTCAACGCCGCGGTCATGGTGCGTAAAGTCGCCTATGCGCACATCGAGCGATGCGCGATAACCGAGTCCCTTCCCGGGCGTGATTCGTGTCGGCTGCGTGTTAACGGATTCGAGCGCCGGATAGCCGGTAAGGTCAAGATATGGCGCGTCCGCCCTGTTTTCATAGAAGCGGTATGTCTTGGTTGTCTTTGTGTAGGCGGCCGTAAACTGGCATGTGGCGCGGGTGTTGTAGCACGCAGATCCAGCATCGGCGTAAAACAGGGCTTTGAAGTTATCCAAAACAACTGACTCCGCCGCTGTGTTACACGCTGAGCCTATTCCTACATAGGAGCCAGTGGTCACCGTAGCATCAGTAATGCTAGTCAAGGTGGTACCATCTATCTTAACGACGAGGCTTGTGCCTGTAATGGATATATCAACGGCATAAGTAGTACCGCTGACAAAAGAGAATGAAGGGGATGAAAGCAGGGATAGCCCTCCAGATTTCGCGTATATATCAACGCGCCCCCCCGCCGGATAGAATTCAAGATAATACCCACTCGTAAAAGACGCATCGCTTCGAAGTATGAAGCTCGCTAGCGTAGAAGGTCCTGAGCCGGTTATTTTTATATCGCACGTTATGGAGTGGTCATTGTTGTTTATCTGCTTGTCAAGTATGGCGCTCCATACTCGACCAAGCGTCTGTGTTGTTGTAAGCGCATTGCTTAATATCTGAGCCTGCCCAGAAACAGGCGCCGAAACGTAGCTGTATGCAGCAATTTCATTGTGAGCGGAAAGAACGGTCGTATCCGCCCCGGTGAATGTATCCGTCAGATATGCGTTAGGCGCAAGGCAAGGACTAACCCCGTAGCTCTGCGAACAGGAATCCATGTCCATTTCAACATACTGAAATGGAATCCGCCCCGTCTTTTTGCGCTCCGCGTCCCAGGTCACTAGACCACTCCCCGACACCGTAGTGTATAGGTGTGATACAGCGGGTCACTATAGTTCGGCTTCGCGTTACGCTGCAGCCAAGCGAACGCGGTATCCGTCGAATGATTGGTGGCATCCCACAGGAGGAAGAACGGTGATACGGCGATCTGCGCGTACAGGGCCAACCAGTTGGCCTCCACCCAAGACGTCGCTACGGTGTTAAATACCATGTCGAATTCATATGAGGTGTGCTTAACGCTGCGCCCAAGGGGCAGTCCCCCCTGCGAAATAGGGGTAGTGAATTGGTACTCCGCTGCGAGCTCCGGCTGTGTGAATGGTGCAGCCAGCACCCCGCTTAGGTCGTCCGTGGTACCGACATGCAGGCGGGCGATCTTGGCCGAAGTGACACCGGTCACCGTTACCTTGGTGTAGCGGTGAGACACGGACGTAAACGTGCTGAAGATAACAGCATCAGTGGTCGGGTTTAGTGTCTCGATGGTGGTGTAGCTTATGTTGTCATCGGACCACGCAATAGCAGCGGATGCCCCATCACTCCCAAGGTTGTGCCCGGCAATCCCCCAGTAGTCGATAGCCTTCGCACTGCCGTGGTCAATCACCAGCGTCTGCGCCCCCGTGCCAGCCGTCCAGAAGTCACCGAGGAACCCCTCCCACATATTGGCCGCATTGGCCGTGTCCGTGGAGGCGGTGACCGTGGCGGAGGTGAGTAGGTTGTTAACCCCGAGGGTGGTGGTAAAGGCCATTAGAAAGAGTACCTCACGTTGTCCTCACTCGCCTGGTTCATTACCTCTATCATCTGCCGTGCGGTAAGCATGCTGTCCGGGTCGAGGTTGATGAAGCGAAATTCCTTTTCGGGTTGCTGAGGTGCGAAAGTGCCCGCCTGCGGGGTAGTCGGGACAGTTGGGCCAGATGCTACCCCTCCTCCACCACCACCGCCCCCAGACGCTCCACCACCACCGGAGGCCCCGGAAATGGTGGATGCAGCAATGGCAGCAAGTGATAAGCCGCGGTTTACTTCGATTGACGCTAACAGGCCCGGCCAAACGTATGGCGGTGTGGTTGACATAACCTGAAACTTTGCCGCCTCGGCATTGGCGATAACAGAGGCCGCCGCGGCCCCTTTCTCTATCAGCAGGGCTGCGAGCGCGGCTGCCTTACTCTTCCCACCAAGATTGCGTATGATCGATGCGGCACTGGACGCGGATGACGCGTAGTTGGCTACGATTGCCTGATTGGTGTCGAACTCTATTTTAGCTCGTTGATCTGCAGCTTCTTTAGTAATCGCAAGTTTCGTCTCTTCAAACTCTTGCTGAGAGATTATATTAGTCTCCCGCCAGGTGGCTAGCTGCTCTTGTTTAGTGGCCTCGTGAGAGCTTATAGCCTCCAGTTCGTTAAGGAAACCTAGCTGCATCTCCTCAAATTTTGCGCGCTGAGCAGCGCGTTCTTTTGCCGCGGCTTCCTCTGCGGCGGGGTTCGTGGTGGGGGATACGGGTGGGGTTGGTGCATGTGGCCCGGCTTCAGGAGGCGGAGCAGTCTGCTGTGCTAACTTCCCTTGTAGCTCAGCGAGCCTCTTCTCGGCGTCAGCTATCATAGTATCCCAGCGTTTCCGCTGATCCTCTGATAGCGTTGCGCTTACAACGGCGAAATTATTGTGATACGTCTCTACAAGAGCTTTTTGCTCGGCGATAGCTTCAGTTGTATCACGGATAGCCACAGCCTTATTTAGCTCAGCTTGCTCAGCTTGCTTTGCAGTGGACCCCTCAAGGTTCAGTATTTCTACAAAAGCACCACCGATGCCTACCAAAATAGCATCTAGCGTTCCCCCTTCCTTGGCGGCGATGGCCATTGATTCACTGATGGCGGTAAGGCCAGGCATCATATTGGATAGCATGGTTTGCCCCGCACCTTCCGCAGAGGCCCTTAACTTCGTTAGGTCGTCGTTCAGCTTTTCAGCAGTACGTGCGGTTTCGGTGGACACCGTAAGGCCCAAGGCGCGGGCTTCCTCCCGCATTGCCTTGAGCCCTTCGGTACCGCCCGACATCGTCTGAATGAGTGACACACCCTCGGAGTCAAACAGCTTCATGGCAAGGCGGACCTTATCCGACTCGCTAGTTACCCCGCTGAGTGCCGCGGTAATGGCTTCGAACTGCTGCTCAGGCTTCATGGCCGCCAGGTTGCCGGCGTCAAGCCCTAACGCCTTGAGCGCGTTTTTAGCTTCCCCGGTCCCCTGAGCTGCCTCGGCCACGCGTCGGGTCATACGCTGCCAGCCCATTGTCAGTGTCTCGAATGTAACCCCGGAGAGTTCGGCAACGTGCTGGTATTCTGACAAGGCCTCGGTGCTAGCCCCGAGGCGCGTGGACAGCTTCCCTAGTTTATCATTACTGTCTATAATTCCCTTGAGCCATGCCACCTGCCCAATCGCCGCGGCAGCACCTGCAGCGGCACCCCACTTTGCGATACCGACAGCGGATTCCTTGGCGCTAGCGTTGAACTTGGTGAGCGCCCCACCGAGCTTGCTACCGAAGCCCTTACTCTGGCCCTCCGCATCCTTCAGCGCCTTTTTCAGGGCGCTAACATCGGCAGATATGCGGACTGTCAGTTCATCAACGGTTGCCACGTCTCATCGCTCCTGCCTTCTGGCGGGCCTTGGCTGCGAGGTGGGCTTTCTTCTCCTCGGCAGCCTCCAGTCTATATAGGGCTATCCACTCACCAAGCTCGGAGCTTGGCATGCTCTTCAACATCTGTGTGACAGATCCGGCACCCAAGTCCCGCGCAAGGCGCATGTAGAAGCGCCGGGTCGGGTGCCGGGCTAGTTTCCCTCGGCTTCCTTAACCGCATCCTCGGTGAATATATTGAGCTCAGCCGCCGCCGCAAACACGCGATCCAAGGCTTTGGCGTTCTTCTTTGCCAGGGCCTCCACATCGTCCACGGAGAACATAGGCTCCCCATCCTCCCCGATAATAGAGAAGGCAACATAGCGGGCGCGGACCGTGCGCTTGCGCATGTCCTCCCCCGTGTCTGTAATGTGGGCCTCGTAGGCGTCACGTTGCGCCCCACTCATTTCCTGAATCAGAACGTCACCGCCCCACTCCGGGACGTTGACGGTCTCCCGCTTCAGGTCATTGGCACTCAGGATGGCTTCTTTCGTCAGCATTGGTTTTGTCCTCGTTGGCTGGCGGGTTAAGGGATTAAGCTACAGCACGTGACAAGGTACCTGCCGGCTGTACGCTTACACTGGCGGTGCCGATCTCACCGACGGAGGCATTGATCGGGTTGTAGCTTTCAATGACTCCGCTACCGGTGTAGTTGGGGTTGGTGGCTCCGACCACGGTGCTGGCCACCGGACGCACGATGCACGTAACAGTGGTGCCGACAAGTGGGAACATCAGAGCGTCTACGTTGGCGGCGGCATAGTCGTTGTTGAACTCGACGCTCATGCTCCAGTTCTTCAGGCCACCGATGTTGCTATGGGTATCGTCGCCCATCGCCGTCTTTTCCTGCATATCGGCGCTGTACTCCAAAGTGACGCTACGCACGTGGTCGCTTAGGTCATTACCGTCGATGCTTACAAAGGCATCGGTGAATACGAGCTCAGCCATGTCTATTTCTCCTTACTGGATGCCTACGGCTACAATGAATGAAAAGGTGCCGCTGACGGTGTAGTCGATGCGCCACCATGTATCGGTGATGGCCCCGGCAGTGCTCAGTATCTCCGAGCCGATAGCCGTTGCCTGGGTGAATGTGATCTGATTCGCCGGGGTAGCGAACGTGTTATCCACATCGCTTTGTACCACCACGTCCAGGGTACCGGAGGCGGATGTGACGTGTAGTGATGCGTGGACGCTTTGCGTGGCGGATACCGCGCCAAGCTGGGTACCGGATGTGGAGGATGAAGCGGCAACGGCGGTACCATTAATGAGGATGGTACCGCGGATAAGGTCACCATCCGACGCCTGCCCGGATACGGAGAACGGGAGGACCTCCCCCACGGCTTCCCCGGTTGAATACTGGGACAGGGCGGACTTGAAGAAGTACGCAGGTTCCCCGGCTGCCCCTGTAGTGGGCGCCATCGTCATGGGCTTGTCGTTAACCCCAACCAAGCCGAACGTAGCGGGGTCCTGCGTGGTTCCGTCCCAGTAGCCCTCGTGGGCTACCTCAACGCTCTTCAGGCCGCCGGTGTTGGTGTGGGTATCGTCACCGAAGGTAGTGACCTCCTTGATGTCCGCGCCGTAGTTGATAGCGATGGCGTTGGTATACCCGGTAAGGTCGTACCCGTCCATCCAGAGCTTGCAATCAGTATGTACTATCTCAGCCATGCTATACCCCTGTGCATCCTGTGTAGCCACTTATGTCAGCCATCATGCGCTATCCCTCAACCAGACTTGGAACTGCTGCACCCCATGAAAGGTACGGTTATCCGCCTCTTTGAAGGCGTTGGCGTTAACCAGTAGCAACCCTGCCGTATTATAACCCGAAACCGATAAACTGTGCTTATGCAAAAGACCATAAATTAAGCCCATTATCGTCTTGCACGCACTCATCCCCGTACCCTCAGTCCACGTGTGCACGGTCAGTGTACCATTGAATCCGTTGGTGCCCATCGTAAGCCAACTGTCGAGGTCATCATCCCCAATCACAACGTAGGGGGCGGAGGAGTTATCCGGCACATGGTCATAAACTCCGTTTATGACCGCGCCTAACGTGGCGTCACCGTTGAGCCGGGTATAGACCGCTGTTTGTACGGCTATTTCAACGCCCACCAAGTGCCTCCTTCAGCGCTTTGGTTACGTTGGAAATGATGCTCGGGGCGAGCTTCTTGATGGCTTGGCGCTGGTAAGGGCGCGGGGCGATATACACACCGCGGCTGTCCTTACCGCCGAACTCCAGGCGGTGGGCATAAGGCACCCCGAACACGCCAACATCCGCCGTGAAACGGTTAACAAATACGTGGTTGATGTGGCTAACAAGGTTGCCGCTATCTGTCTGCGGGGCTTCGCCGGGGGCAGATGCCTGGTGCATGCCGCCCTTACCACGCGGATACAGGCGCCCGGTGTGCGGACCCTTGGCCACGGACTTACGCATCTCGTTCTGTATAGCCAGCGCCCCGGCAGCCACCTCTTTGGCCACGTTATCCGCTACCATGCCACCGATGCGCTCCAAGCGGGCACTGAGCTTATCCAGTCCCACCAATTCCACGCCTTGCGTCATGTTGGCTCTCCGCGTATCACGTCGACGGTGGTAAACCGCGACAGGTCATCTACCATCGGTATCCCGTTGATCTTGTACGGAATGGAGCTATGAACCACGCGCATGACGGATGTGATCGTAGATGCCGCGCTGGTACGAAAGGTGAGCGTGTGCGTGGACACGCCGTGCAGGGTATCCGCCCGGCTGCTCTCACTGGCCGATTTCGGGGTCAGCTTGGCCCAGAATGTACCCACCGTCGACCATGTCGTGGTGAAACCACCGGCCCCGTCACTGACCTGGTTAGGTTGCTGCAGTGTGACGCGCTTACGCAGGCGCCCGATAGCGGTCACAGGCGCATCCTCACGTACGGCTGCAGGAGGGCTTGCGCACCAAGTGGAAGCGTCGACATAGATGCCCCCACCGCTTCCCTATTCTCGTAGTAGTGCCCTACCAGCATGCGCGTAGCCAATATCAGATCGTCAGGTACGTCCGTGGAGGCGTTACCGTACCCGGTGACGTAAGTGATAACGCCTGCGTTGTACGGGCGTAGGTCGGAGGGCCATACCGCATCAAGGTTCAGAGCTAACCGGTCACCGGCCGTATCGACCAAGTAGTTGGTAGCGGCGAACAGGGTTTCCGTATCGTCCTCGTCATAGCTATTAACGGACGTGACAGACTGCACCGGTCCCATAGGCAGCCTAATAGCGCCGGTGCTTGGGAAAGTGTCAAGGGTGAGCTGCCACGTCTGCGTGATGAGCGAGCGGCTTGTAGCCTGTTCCACTGCCTGGCGAGCAGACTTGATGAGCGCGGTGATCAGCGTATCATCGTCCGAAAAGTCCACGCGCAGGTGGGCCTTTGCCTCAGTAAGCGATAGTGGCTCAGCAGCCGGGTCGCTCGTGCGAACTAGCCCGGCGAACACTACCCGGTCGCTTGACATGAGCTTACTGAGCGGGCTTCCCACTACTTATTCTCCGGGGCCGCGCCGCGATCCTTCTTGGACTTTGGGCCGCGCTTGCTCGGGGCTTCCTCAGTCTGCACATCGATATTCCGTGCTTGCGCAGTAGGGGTAGGGGCGACGATGCGCACTGCCTCGCCACCACGGATAAGTGACGCGGCTATGTCGTCCGCCACGTCGTACTCCTCGCCCTTCATCAAAAACTCCACCCCGCTCGGACCGTCGTCCTTGGGCATAGCCACCTTGGTCGTCTTGTTCATCTTGATACGCATCGTCATCTCCAGCTTAGTGTTATCCGGCCGCTACCATGGCGTTCGGGTGTACGGAATGGTCATAGCGTTGCTCAATCTCATCGGCCGTGGCCACTGTCTCGCGCTCTGTCATGCTCACGGTGCACAGGCCGCCCTCGTCCACAGTGATGTCTACGTCCACGGTGTCGTAGCCGTATAGGCGCTCAGCCTTGGTGTACAGTGCGTCCATCATGGTGGTGTTCTTTGGCAGTAGTATCTGGATGCCACGCGCTCGGGCAAAGCCTAACCAGAACTCGACGCACGCTCGGCCCTTCTCGGCATCATGCGCATTGGGATAGGTGAAATCGCATCCGAACAGACTGATTTTCTTCACACCGGTAAGGATGGCGTATGCCACCGCGTAGGCGGCGGTGTTGTTGAAGTAGTCATGACCTAAGTTGTTGAGGGCTTTCTCTAGTGGAAACTCAACCAGGCAAGGATAGCCCGGGTGCGCGCGGCTGGTGATGACGGTGCCTTCGTAGTTCTTCAGCCACTTCACCATGTTGGCGATGTTGGACTGCGGGCGGGCCTCTGCGCGGGCTTCTTGGATGCGGATGTCATCCATGTGGAATACCTTGTCGCAGGACAGTACATCACCCACGGCATTGATGCCCCACACCTCGTCACAGAAGGCGCTGCGCCCACCGTATCGCTTTGTTACTTCGACAAACTCATTGATGCTCGGGCCGAGGCCTACGATGGCGACGTGTTCAAGTACGGGCGCAACAGCCCTTTTCCTGCTCGGCTCGCACAAGGCTATCAAGGTACGCCCGTTCACTCCCCTCTCCACGTCCGACTCCGGGCCTTCCTGCCCGTACCAAGCCACAGGCTCCCACCCGCATTCGTTAAGCAAGGCGGTGAACTCGGCCTTGGTGTAATGGCGGTAGTGGAACTCGTAGTTCTTCCACGGGAACACGGCCTCGTTGGGGACGCTGGCGAGCAGCGTACCACATTGCTGGTGCACGGCCTTTAGCATTGGGCGGGGGTCTTCGATGTGCTCGATGGCCTCGAAACATACAGCCGCGTCTACAGGAGGTAAGTACATATCATCGGAGATGTCGTCACACACAAAGTCGACACCGCCACGCTTATAGTGCGTCAAGGCATAGTCTATCGTTTCCCGGTCGCGGTCCACGCCAATGACGTCGCAGTCACTGCCGGCAAGGATGCTGGCACCATACCCAATCCCACACCCAAGGTCTACCACGCGCTTCCCTTGCAGCATCTCCGCTGCCCATTCATAGCGCGCCGTGTGGTCTCGTCGGATACCGTCTAGTGTGGGGGACACTTGCCTTTCGCCTGAATTAAGCATTGGCCTCCCCCGCACGTTTCACTACATGCAGCGACGGGTTACCGTCGATGATGACTGCGCTGGCTTTATTAGACATAGCCTCATCCCATGCGTTCTTTATACGGCGAATACCCTCGTCCGTTAATTGGCTATCGAAAGTTATCACCAAAACCTCGTCTTCACGCACTTCTACAGGTATTACTGTTTGCATATGTATATCCTCTCATCCAGGATGGAAATAGGGGCCGAGTTTCACGGCGCTGCATGGGATGAGCACGCAGCCTATTACGGGTTAGCGCGGAGCGCCTGTTAGTCACCGAAGGTGGTGTTGTCAGTCGGCATGTCAGCCGGTGAGTGCAGGAGGGCGTCCACGCCGATGATGGCGGCCGCGGTAGCGGTGGGGACTTCCTTCACAGTCACGTAGCGGGCATTGCCGATGTAGCCGACGGACTTGGTTACGTTGATACCTGTGCCAGAGGTGCGGGCAGTGGCCTGCGCCGGCATGCTGGCCAGTGTCTCGGTGCCGAGCAGGTCGGTGTCCGCCACGGAGGTCAGTGCCCCGGTGGTGTCACCTTCCAGTACGGTGATGGTGTTGGTGTAGGCAGTGGCGGTAGCAGTGCCATAGCTGATAAGAAACTCGACGCCGCCATATCCTTGGAGGTCGATAATCTTACCAGTGAGGCCGGTGCCAGTGGTGCCGACAGCTACCGGGGAGATCACGCGCTTGACGTGAGAGTTATTGTGCAGGTCTTTGATACCCATGATGCTTCTCCTAAAAGAGGTATTCAGGAGGGCCGGATTGCTCCGGCCCTACGACTGGACGTTATGCGCTAAGTTTAAGTAGCTTAATTGCGTCGAAATCAACGACATCACCGCCCACGCGCTTCGTGGTGTAGAACTCCACGTTCGGCTTGGCGGTGTAGGGGTCGCGTTGTACGCGGATGCCTACGCGGTCCACGATGGTGTACCCGGCGCGGAAGTCACCAAAGGCGCCCGACAGGCTACCGGTAGCGAGGGACGCGAAGTCCTGGCCCATGCGAACAGGAGCGCCCAGCAGGGTAGACGGTTGCCCCACGGCAATGGAGGGAATCCACAGCGGGGTGTCATTACCCGACAGGCCCAGTACCTTACCCACCAACTCACGGCGCAGGAGCCATGAAGCGTTGCCCTGATAGAACTCCTTCAAGGACGACATGGTGTTGACCAGGCCGGCGTAGGTGACGTCACCATTAGCACCGGAGTTAACCTGCTCGATGGTGCCCCAAGTGGAGCCAGCGGTGTAGGTGGTCAGGCCACGCGGCTTGCCAACGCCGTTGCCGGTGATGAAGGCAGCAGCCTCAGAGCGTGCGAACTTGTCGGCCACTTTGTTGCTGATCCACATCTCAATGTCGATGAAGCTGTCGTCGAGCAGGGTCTGGCTGGCACGCGGGCGGGCCTCCAACTCGTGGGCGACGATCTGGCGCTTACCAAGCTGAGCAGTGCCGGTGTTGGCGTTGGTCTCCAGCTCGGCCACCCAGTT